GTATCTGCATCTGTTTCTGATACTTCAAACGTAAAGTTAAATATTTTTGGGTTTTGATTTTGTGCAAGGCCAAATAATATACGATGCTCATATCCATCAGCAAAACGAACTGTTCTGGTATTTGGTGCGGACCTTTTTTGTTGCCCGTATTTTGGAGCGATAGATGGAAAAGTAGCCATTAAGCAAGTAAACCTCCAGGTCTTTTCTGTTGTACTATTTCAGATTGTACCGCTACTGAGATAAGTCGACCAAGTTCTCTTCCTCTATCTTCATCTCCTTCAACAGATGAACCAGAAGCATCTACATTTACTACAACAGTAGTTCCACCGCCAAGAGCATGATTTGGTGTAATCATTCCTGATACACCTGGACTAAATAGTTCTGGGCCACGTTCTCCTACGATATAAGGTTTACCTCCTGTAACTGGACCACCATTTGCTCTATTTGTAAAGTCACTCATGGTAACACTTGAACTTGTGGAAGAATAGAAATCTAATGCATCTAAATCCACACCACTTGTACTGTTTACAGGTAAATTAAAATTAAACATATTACTAAACAATCCTAAAAATCCTCTTTGTAGTTGAACAGCAGCCATTCTTGCAGCAGTATCAATAAAATGATCTGCAATTCGATTTAACATATTTTTAAAAGCATCACTAACTGTCATTGTTCCTTTTATAATTCCTGCAAATGAAGTTTCAAAACCTGTTCTTATTGCTTTACTTGCATCTATTATTTGACGCATAGGTGTAAGCATTTCTCTTAATTCATCAGTAGGTGCTTGAAATTCAATTAAGAATTTTAACTGTTCATTTATCTTTATTGCATTTTCTAAGTTATTTATTGTTGCTTGATTTTGTTTGATAAATTCTTTTGATATTTCTTTTTCAAGAGCTAACCTTGCTTCTGCATCTTTTTTTAATAACCCTCTTGCTGCCATTGCTGATTCTGCATTTACTCCTATAGGTCCAACAAATTCAGAATTATATCGTTTAGCCATTTGTTCTCTAACATATTCATTCTTTCTTTTATCTATTAACATTTTTTGCAGTTGAAACTGTCCTTCTAATGAGCCTTCAGTTGCGATTGTCTGTAGTAATTGTCTACGATTTTCTTCTGAAATTTCTGAACTTAATTCTGAAATTTTTTCCAGAACAGATTCAGTATCTCTAAGACCTGATAATGTATTAAATATTCCAAATCCTTGCTCTCCAAATGTTGCTGTAATTCCTCTTTCCATCTCTCCACCTAAACTTTTAAATTGTGATGCAAGTTTTAATGCTTCATCGTAAGTAATATCAAATTCTTTTTTTAACTCTTTTATTCTTTTTCTAGAAATATCAGACTTAATACCCATATCTGCCATCTCTAAGTTTAAATTTCTAACTTCCTTTCTAAATTTAGTTACTTCTTCATATTTAGAAATTGCAGCAGTCGCAAGGATAGAAGCAGCAAAACCTCCTCCAGGTGCTAATGCTCCACCGATAGCACCAGCAGCTAATCCTCCTCCTGCTTGGAGCATACTTCCTCCAAAGAGAAGTGGAAAACCACCACCAATCATTCCACTACCAACAGCACCTTTCAATCTACCCATACGACCTCCAGGCATAGCAAATGGTCCTGCTGGATTTGCATTTTTACCAAATCCCATTCTATTGAACATATTTGGACCGCCAGCACCAGGAGTCATGGATTGAAAACCAGCAGCAGTTTGTTGTTGTTGTAAAATTTGTGCTGTTTTTCCTGTATGTCTTTCAATCTTTTTCATGTGTCTTGCTATCGACTTATCTATTGCTACTTGAGCTTTATCGACTACAGGAGGTTGAAATTTTCTACTAAAAGCTCTAAATCCAGAACCTTCTCTTGATGCTTGACTTGCTGCTGTGTTTGCTCGAACTTGATCTGTTAAACTTGTTCCTCTTAAACCTTGAAGCAGCATTTTTCTTTGTACTAATTGCCTGTTATATTGCTTTTCTACTTCTATTAACTGTTTTGCTGAAGTTAAATACCCTTTCGTGCCAATAGCTGCTTTGTCAAAATTAGTTTTAGCTTGTTTTAGTACTTTGTTTAAAGTTAAAAAAGAATTTGGAAGAGTTTTGCTTTGCTTATTAGCAATCTTGTTAAGAGTAGTAAGTTCTCTAGATGTTTGTGATATTCCTTTTCTTAATTCTTTTAATTGTCGTGAGCCTTTTACAGCAACCGCAATATCAACGCTATAATCAGCCACTTGCTATAAAAAACTAAAAGATTTCTTTTATATTACCTCTTTCTACCTCTTAAAGCACTATTTCGTTGTGCAAGTTCTTGCTGTTTTTTATATTCTTCATCTTCTAATTCTGCAAAAGCAGCCCAAGCAATCATTTCTTCAAGAGTTAAAGTTTGACATAACTCAGCTACCGTTTTATGAAGTTGTTTTGCAAGGCTAAATAAAAAACGCCAATCTTTATTAGCTTTTTAAATCGGCTTTAGCCTCTTTTACCTCCTTATCAGCACCAGCTTGTAACATGGCTAATTGTATTTGTTCAAGAATTGATGCTTCAATTTCTCTTCTAAGAGAGGCTTTATCTCCATCTTGAAAAAGTCTTGCACCTTCTTTATCTAATGCTTTTTCAATCATCATTTGTAAAGCATAATCAGCATTATCATCAGTTCCAGTTTTTTTCTGTATTGCCTCTCTTTCTGCAATAGTTAGTGGGTGCCAGTAAACGGAAAAAATTACTTCTTCATCTTTAATTACATCATGCTTGTAAAGCTGAGAAACTCCAAACTTGTTCTTTAAAAGGTCAACTGCTCTTGTCATAAATAATATAATGCTATTCTATTATACTACGCATTTGCAGAGAATTGACAAGATATAATTCCAACAAAGTGACTTCTATCCTCTATTTCCAACATAGTTGGACCATTTATATCTTGTACTCTTGGACTAACACTAAAACTATCTGTATATCCAGAAGCATTTACAGAAGTTAAACCAGTAATAACAGCTTCAGCTATTGCAGATAATTGACTTGTACCTTTATTTTTTGGAACGTAAATATTACATTGAATAACACCAGAATAAAAATCTGTAGCTGCTCCTTGATTCTGTAATGTTGCTTGAGTGTAATTAATCATCATCATTATATATTTCTTGGTTTTTCCTGGAGCTACAAAAGGTACATTGTCATAGACCATAGTAATTGTAGGATCTACGTCTGATACTGCATCTGTAACTGCTTTTTCAAAAGCTGCTCTTGTTTTTACTAAAGTCATCTTGTGTAAGTTGAAGGATTTTTAAGATTAAATTCTCCATACTGAACACCATCTTTTGATGTACCGAAACCACCTGAAATATCCTGTGCCAAAAACAACTTACCTTTTTTCTCTTTCATGTTTTTGTTGATAATATCTTTCATTCTTCCTTGAATAAAGTTTTGAATTTTACCTCCTTCTAAAGCATAAGCAGCATATTTAGCTCTGTTCCCAATAAATACAGGTCTTTTAATATTATATATTTTAGTTACAGGGTATCTTATCTGAATTTTTGGATTTGATGGTGGTTTTTGTTTTTGATAAGGAGGACCAGCTTTTTTTCTTGTAAAATAATCCAAGCTACGCTCATATTTTATTGCTGCCCAGGGTTGCACCTCTTCTACTGCTTCAGTAGCAGGAATAGCTTTTGTATCAACCTTCCAGCTAGAAGCAAAAAATCCTGTCCAAACAGGACTGTGTTTTTTAGTAGATAGACCTTTATGAATTTGTTTAATTACTTTATTAAAATCCTGATTCAATTGACTTTCAAGAGTGCCAACTGGATCGCTTTTTTGTAATGGTTTTCTTTTAGCCATTAGAAACGTACCAAAATAGTGTAAAGGTAAACTTGTCCACCTTTTTTGGTGTCAATATCATAAATTTGACCTGTTACTGTACTCCCTGCATAAGAAAACTGAACTTCATCATCAAAATCTATTTGATTGTTACCTATCAAATCAGGAGTAATATAAATCTTTGCTTGTCTTATCTCTTTTCCTTCATCTTCTTCTGATCTAATAAAAGATATTGGAACTTTTATATCTGAATATGTAGTATCTAAAGTAACCTGTTCTCCAGTATCCAAATTATAACTACTTGTGCCTTTCTTTACATAGGTAATAGTGTGATCTAAAGAATCACCTAAAGTTGCAACAACGCTTTTGGCAACACTTTTAAATAAGCTATCTAATTGACCTGCCATTATCCTCTAACTACCCTCATCTGAAAAGCACCTGCCCCACCTAGCATATATGCTCCAAGATAACTTTGTAGCCACGGGTAAACATCTAAAATATTATTTATAGAACCAGTTCCCTGACTTTCAGTATTATATTTGACCCTAAGATCACCAAGAGCAACTTCTTCAAAGTTACCATCTTTACCAGTAGTTCCTGTAATAGCACTGGTATCATTTGCTAAAGCTCTAGCTAATTCATATTGTGCATACTTAATATCATTTGGAATTGCAGTGCAAGCTAGTTCTACATCATCAACTTTGTAATTATTTCTAGGAAACTTAAGTGCTTGTCCGTTATCACATCTATCTCCATAAAATACAAAAGTATCTATCCATCTTGTAGCTGCTATCAATGCTCTGTTTTTTTGATCATCTGTTTTATCAGTCCAAGTGCTTGAATCTGGTACGGTTTCAAAATATGTATTAGCTTCTGCCAATGTGACATAGCTATTTGCACTAGCACTTGATAATGTTGCTGTTATAGTAGCTGTCACGATCCAAAAGGTAATTTAGTTTTATTGTAGCGTAAAGAAAAAACCCCACCAATAATTGATGAGGTTTGATGACCACAAATTAATATTAAAATTAATATGTTGAAGTGTCTAGAGGAGAGT